GTACCGAATACGAAGTGTGAACGCTTACCTACAAAGATTTCAGTTGTGCCTGCAAGACCTGGTGTTTTAACAACCGTCAAGTCAGTACCTGGGATAATTACCTCATTCATTGCAGCGATAGCCGCAGGTGAGTAATGGAAAAAGTTAAGGTCAACTAAGTTCTTCATCAATTTGTCAAAGTTACCACGTGAAGTAAACGCAATTTTCTCGTCGCTTTCCATGATAGCGTCGGACATGTTAGAGTAACAGCCGTAAAAAATGTCGTAAGCGTTTGAGTTGGTAATCGTAGTGATGTCAGAAGGGTTCAAATCAACACAGCCATTTGCAACGGTCAAGATGGTTTTGAAGCCGTTGAACCATTGAAGGTTGCTTGTGCCCGTTGAGGTGTTACCTTGCCAAATCAATTTATCCAATTGAACCGCATTTAAGCGCATCAAATAGTCAGTGATTGCTTGCTCGAAAGGAAGTTCTTTATCCTCAGCCATTGCGCCCGGGCGAAGCGCTAATTGCGTCCAGAATCCGTCAAGGTCTTTGTTACAAAAGCCTTTCTTGAAACCGATTGCAACCGTTGTTATTTTGCGATCAGAAAAGACCGTGTCGCCTTGGTCAGTCATTTCGCAGTCAGCTGCCTGATAAATTACTTCGTCGTTGAGCAATTTAATATCTTGCGAACCTTTAACACCCTCTTGAGTGCGGATGTAGTTCAATGTTACCGCTTCGCTTACTGAGCGTGTAACGAGTTCAGCTTGTTGGTCGTCAACGTAAGCCGTTAAGTCTGATACGTCGTAATCAAACTTAGATTTAATGATGGATTTTAAAGAAGCCATTTTTGTTTGTTTTTTGGGGTTTAAAAATTATTTACGTTCTTGTTTTGCGGCATCAAGTAGCCTTTTTTGTTGAGCTGTAAACTTGCTCTCTTCACGTGTGATGCGTTGCGTTTCGCTGCCTTTATCAGATGGCTTGCTTGCAAGTGCATTGAAGCGAGTTGTAAGAGTGCTCAACTCCTCTTTCAATGTTCCGTTTTCAGCGCTCATCAACTCAACAACGCTTTGCAATTCCTTGGCGGCTGCAAAAAGGTTTGAGTTAGTCGCTTTAAGCTCTTCAATGGCCGCGCTCATTTGCTCATCAGAGCTTTGAGCTTGTGCCCCTGTCGATGCCTCTAGGAACATTTGTACTACTCCGTTAGCGTCAACCAAGAAACGACGGCCGTTTGCGTCTTGGTATTCACCTGCGGATATTGTGTAAACATCGGTTGTTTCGCTGTATGTATAAGAATAGGTAAGTTTGGTGCCGACCTCGATGCTTTCTTGGTCTACCTTCATGGACCACATTGACACCTGTGAAATCTCCGCGAAATGCTCAACTGCTTTTTTGCTGAATACCTCAGAGCCTTCGGCGTTTTCGTCTGCGCTTTGGCTAACCGCTTCAATGATTTCAATGACAACGCCGTCAGCATCTAATACAATGCTCATGTTATCCATTTCTACAAGCACGTGCGTTCCCTCGGGTGCAGGTACTTCATTCTCGCCATCAACAACAAAAACAGGTGTGCCAACCGTTAGGTCGCCTTCCCATTTTAGCAATGTGCCATCCTCTAGGGTGGTCTCAAAAAATTTGCCAATCATTTTAGTGATGGTGGCAAATAATGCTTTGATTTTTTCAAATTTCTCTTTCATATACTTTCTATTTACCTATTGTGCTAAGCTGTTTTACAATTTGCTCTAAGCTGCTGATAAACGCATCTATTTCGGTTTCATGGTTGCTGAATCCATCCGACGTTTTACCGCTGTCATATAGGGCAAAAACGCCCTCAATTGAGAAGCCTTTGAACTCACCATCTTTAGCGCGCTGATAAACATCTGCATCAGTGATTTTGTAGCTGCAAATGACCGTGCCGTCGGTCTCATCTTTGAACCTCTCGGGAGCCGTGAAACCCTTTGCCTCGTCGATAGTGTACAGCATGGTCATAAAAATACCCTCAACAACCTGCTTGCCGTCGTGCTCTATGTTTACGTTGTTGAAATTGCCACGGCGGGCGTAATCAAAGACAATATCTTTAATCGCTTGCTTTCCAAATTGCACGTAATACTCCTCTTTGGTCTTTGAATCGTAGCGATAAATTGGCGTGTCGGCTGCTATCATTACACCTGTAATGCTTTGCTCATCGTCGTTAAACTGATAGTGTTGTTTTGCGCTGAACGTTTCGAACTGCTTTTCATGCGCAGGCGACTTGACAAGGCTGTTGAATGATACCGTTGTTTCGGGGTCGTTTAGGTCGATGCCTATGTCGTAAAGTGGTAGGTCTCTTTTCATACTTATTGTGCTTTATTGTTGTTAAGGTCGGTTACAATGCTGTTTTAATCCAGGTATTGTAACAGCATAAAGTTTTTATTTTAGTTTGCTGTTGTTATCCGAACATTGATTTAGCCTCTTGCACAGCCACTTTGTTGGCCACCTCGTTAAAGTCATTGACCTCGAGCACAACCACAGGCGTAACCATTGGCGTGGTTTGTGTATTGGTTTGGGTGTTGGTTGTTGTTGTTTGGGTATTGGTGCCAACGCTAAAGCTAGACGCGCCCGCTCCGACGCCGCCTGATAAGTTCGGCATTTGAGGCATTGAGCCGCCTTGATATTGTTGAGCTGCCACGGCTGCCGCTTGGGTTACTCCTAATACCGCCGCAAATCCACTGAATGGCTGCCCGAATGTTGCGGGAGAAGTTGCCACCGCTTTGACGATTGCGCTTGCTGTGTCCATTGCGATTTGAGCAATACGCAGCGCCTTGTCTCGTTGGAACTGCGAGCGCTTAATTTTGTCTTCCTCTTGAAATGCGCGTAAATCGGTTTGGTATTTAAGGCGTGCGTACTTGTCATTAATAGCTTGCTTTTGTTGCTCAGTCAATCCTTGGCGCGATAGCTCATTTTCTTGCTGTTGAGCAAGTACAGCGTTTTGTTGCTCGGCTGTTTGCTTAATGTCATTCAATCGGTTTTCTTCAGCGACTTTAACAAGGTCATTTAATGCGCCTAATTGGTCGAGCGCTTTTTGCGCGATGTCGAGCATGTTTTGAATCGACGCGAGTTTTTCCTCTAGAGTCTTTTTATCTTGTGCTTTTATAGCTTCGTTCTTTTTCTTATTGATTTCCTCAACCTTTTTTGCATGCTGCGCCTCAAGCACCTCGATGCCTTTTTTGTGCTCGTCTTCCGTTAGTATTTTATCCTTTAATGCCTTGTCAAGTGCCTTTCGTTCTTCAGCTTGCGCGTCTTCGAAGTTGCGTAGCTCTAATTGGTATTCGTCCATTATTAATTTCTCGTATTGAGCCACTAAGGCAAGGCGTTCTTTTTCCGTTTCTTCAGTTTCTTTGAGCTTTTTATCATCGGCCTCTTTTTGCTTGGCGTAGGCTTCATTTTGATATTTTAAATTAAGGTCGTTCTCGGCATTCATTCGAGCAATTTGCAGCGTTTTAACCTGTTCGGATTGCGCGCCGTGGTGCTTAGTGGCCAAGGCGATTTCTGCGGTGTATTTATCTTGAATAGCTTTGAACTCCTTTTCTTCTGATGTCATGGTAAGCGTTTGCGCATCGGCCAAGAAGCCTTTGATTTGCGCAAGTTCTTCGTCGCGTTTCTTTTTACGCTCACTTGCACGATCATTAGCCTTTTTAACTGCCTCGGCATTGGTTACCTCAATAGCATTGGCGTTATCAGTGTTTGCTTTATGCTGGTCTTTAATGTCTTTATTACCTTCGCTGATTTGCTTTTTCAAGTCCTTTGCGCGCTTGCTGTCGGCATCACCTAATTTAATCAGTAGGTCAAGTTCTGCTCTGTAAGCGTCTTGCTTTACTTTGAGCTCCGCTAGGATGGCCCGACCTGTTTTAAGCATCTCAGTGCGTTTCTTTTGCTCGAGCGCTGTTGTGTCTTTTCCTGCCGCTTTGGCCATATTTATTTCATGGTCGTAACGCGCGCCGATTTTATCCTGTTGACGTTGTAGCTCTTTGATATTCAAGTCGGCTTCTTTCTTAGCGTGAGCGCTGCGAGCCTGAGCGTTACGCTTGGCTTTCTTTTCAGTTGCTGAATCCACAACTCCGAAATATTCCATCGCCTTACCGATGCCCCAAAATATGCCTGAGATTGGTTTTAAGATGGCGCCAAGAACACCGCCTGCATTTGCGAGCTGTTGAAATTTTTGGTAAACCATTTGCCCGAACTTGACAATTTTGTCAAAGTTTGTAATTAACAAACCAACGCCCACAACTAGCGCGCCGATGCCTGTGGACAACATGGCAATGCGAAGTATTTTCATGGCGCCCGTTGATTGCCCTACTGCGATTGTGTAAAGCCTTTCCCAAGCTGTCCGTAATTGCAAGCCGAGCACGCTCTCTTTGTTGAGTGCCACAGCGATGGTATTTATTGAGTTGGCTACTCCCTGCACAGCTTGCAGCTTTACCATTGTTTTCATGAGGTTCTCATTTTCCACACCCGTTAAGGCAATAGCGCTTTGAACGCCCTCAAAAACGGCTACACCCGTTTGCACACCTTGAACTGCTGTGTCGAGACCAACAAAATCAGAGCTCAAAGCCTTAGTTTGGCTCTTTACATCACCCATTCTATCGGTAAGAGCACCCGCTGCCTTAATGGCGCTTTGGCCAATTGGCGAGCTATCCCCTGCGGCCAAGGCAATAGATTGGTATTCGCGTACCACCTTGCCGAGTTGACGCATGGAAAGGCCGCCCGCCTCTACCTTTTTGTTAAGTGCATCAAGCTGTTGGGCAAAATCATCGTTTGCCTTGCTGTCGGATAGGTTCGTTTGCGTCTTATCTACATCCTTATTGAGATTGTTTAAAGCCTTATCAAATGAATTGATGTCGTTTATCGTGTTTCCCGTGTCCACTCGGACCGTGTAAACTGCTTGCTTGTCTGCCATTATCCTATGTATTTGAGTAATTCTGTTTTTGTTGAGTTGTCATTTGTTGGATTGTAGTCCTGTATCTTTTGAAGGCGATAAATAACGCCGTCAATATTGAGTAAATAGCGGAAATCTAGCGCGTAAATATCCGCTTCATTCCATCGCATTGAGCATTTTACAAGCCTGCCGTAACGCGAAACAAGTTCTTTAATGAATTGCTCATGATATTGGTATAGGTTAGATTGCGGCAACGTAGCACCTGCCCAATAAACTACCTCGGGAACTCCAAAATTATCGTCAAACGTAGGTTCGTCGATGTCATCTAAATGACCAACATAAGGGTAGTAATGAAAGTGGTGACTACTGCCATTCTCATCGCTTATCTTAAAGTGTTTTTCACGAAGTTTGCCGACTTGCACAATAAAAGGCTTGCCCTTGTAGGGCTGCACGGTTGTAACGCCGAACTCATCCGTTTTGGCTGAAAATAAGCGCGGTACAATTAGCCCAGTGAAGCTCGTTTCGTTTTGCGGAATGTCAGCAAGCGGCACTTGTTGAAATGGCAATAGGTATTTGGTTTCGCTGTTGACTAACTGCGCTTCATTGATGAGCTCAAAAGCGCCGTATTGGCCGCCTTGCTCATCTTTGTATTTTTGATTGTAGAAATCAGATGAAGGCGCAAAATTGAACAAGTAACGTTTTGACGCGAAGTTGACTGATGGCACGATTTCAACTTGCTCTTTTTCGTCGAGCTTGGCCGTTACCTTTATCGCCTCATTGCTTGGCTTGTAGTAATCGGTAAACGGCTCAATCATGAGCTTAGTTGGCTCGAACTTATCAGGCGATACCAATAAATTATACATTTTACAAAGGCCATTGAAGAACTCGGCACCCGTCAAGTCAGGAAGCAAAGCGGATAAGTAGACGGTGCTGCCTGCTGTGAGCTCGGCGGCTTGCTTTTCAAAGTTTACTTGAGTGTCATTGCTCGAGACACTTACATTGTAATTAATGCTTTGCCCCGAGTAGCCCGCGAGGTCCATGCCTGTAAACGCCATGACAAGGCGAAGCGATACCCTTATTTCGTCGTTTATTTCTACATTGAATTGACGCGCGTAATCGAAATTAATTGTAAATGATTGACTTAGTGCCGTCGATGTAATAGGACCCGTATAAACGTCCTCAATAGCCAACACAGCGTTATTCTTGTAGATGACTGCGCGCAGCGTGTAAGTGCCATTTATGCTAGTTATTGTAGCGCCCCCTAAATCAAAATCAACATCCAAAGTGTGGCGGCCAAAGTAGTGGAAATTGAACAAGCCGCGAACCGCCGCGCGAAATAATGCGGGTACCTCACCGACCATTTGTGATCGCAAATCCTGCACCACAAAAATATCAATCGCATCGGCAAAAGTAGCTGTGCCAAATGAAGGCAAATAGTTTTCAGTGCCGTTATCAAATACAAGTACAACCGTGCCCGCTTGCTGCGCCTCAATAATGTAACTGCCCGCTGTTATCTCAACATTGAGCGCGCTATCATTCAAGGCCTGCGCTGGGGTGATTGCTGGCTTTTGCCCACCCTGATAAGCCAATGCCCTGCGTTTAAAGAACGCGCTTTCTAAAAATTCGCTATCCCATGTAAGGCCCGCTTTTATGAATAGCTTTTGCAGGATGCCGTATAAAAATACTTGTAAAGGGATTTGGTCGATGTCAAATTTCTCGGGTTGGTTGCGTGGGAATCCGTAATCTATAAGGCCATAATAGTAGCCGATGCCCTCCCAATCGCCGCCCGTGTTTATTGGTGTGGTTACCCCGTTTATGTAGTTGTAACCTGCCCATGTCTCCGTGACTCGAGCCAACACCAAAGGGTGGTCGAACTCCGAAAAATAGAGCTCATTTACTTTGATTTGCTGTAAGCGTGAAATGTAGTCGATAACTTCGCTAACTAGCGACACCTCAAATGTCCAAAAGCCGCCGTTTCGTTTGCATGAAAGTAGCTGAGCTGTGCCGTTGAATTGCAGCAAGCCTTTTTGGTACACCTGTGCAGGCGCTTTAATTGTAGGGTCAAAATCAATGAGCGTGCTTTGTTGCCCATTTGGGTCGGCCGCCGAGGTCATTTGAAAGATGCTGTTAAAAAGAGCCTGATTTATTGCCGTGCCGGGCAGGGTTATGGTTTTGGAGCTCGCACCACTACGCTTTGATAAGTCGGCTAGTTCTGTAACGCTAAAGGAAAAAGGAAACGTCGGCCGCTCCGCTAATTGGACAAGCTGTCCATTTATGTAGAGTTCGGTATCCATTAGTTCAATTGGCTTTGATAAGTGTAAGTGCGCTCGAGTGTTACTTGCTCTTGAATCAATCCGTTTCGTTTACGCGTTTTGAGTTGATAGCTTGTATTGGTTACTTTGACGGGTTCAAATCCGCTTTCGGTTTCAAGGTAAACCTTTGGGCTTTCAAATAATGAAGCAACTAACCATTGTTGCACCTCGGGCGCTATCCAGTCGCTATTGAGTACCATTTGCCCCACTGATTGTTTGGATGCCGTTACTTGTTGCCCTTGATAAAGTGGGTACACGTGTCCTTGCTCAATCCACGCGCCTTTGTTTCTTTCGTAGTCTTGAGCCGTAATTTCAGCGCTTTCTACGCTATCCATTTCAAAGCTGAAAGAATCCCACACGCCAAACTTATTGAGCCAATGCAGGCGTCTAATCGGGTACCGCTTGCAGTCGAAATCTAGCCAAAAGGCAAACTCCTCACTAAAGCCCGTATTTGTTCCTGTGCCTAAGCCCTGTGCTTGCACCGTGTAGTAAGCCGAGTTTTCAAAATCAGGCGTTGTGATGGTGGTATTTGCCACAATTGTAGCAGGTGAGCAGTCGATGACAACCAGCTCATTTGTAATTATGTTGATTGTATCAGTTGCCACAACACTATTTGCAAGGTCATAAAGCGTAAATACAAAGTCAATGTTTTTGGCTAAGGAAAGCACCCCTAAAAACGCTCTTTGGTCTAGCCCTACAAATGCCTTTTTGCTGCGCGGCCAATAGGTCAAGAAATCAGCTGTATTCGGAAATGCCGTAAACGGGTTGCTTCGCGATGCGTCGTAAAGGCGATATTCCCAATTGATGAAATCAACATGCGTAAGCGCTGCGTTTATTGCTGTGTAGTTCAGCGAGTTTGCGACATCTCTAAGCTCTGGAGGTGTGCCGTATTTCTCAAATACCTCAATGTATACCTTTGCAAATGCGTTCACGTAATTGGTAATCAATGCGCCGTTAGTTATCAAGTCAGAACTTAAATAGCTGCGCAATACACCCTCGGCATTAAACTTACCGCTATCGGTTGTCTCTAAAAATGTTTCATGCGTCGAATGATACACGCTGTTGATGTAGAGCTTAACAATGAAGCTAAAATTAGGCTGTGCGGCTTCCGTGCTGCTAAATGCCCATTCGTAAGGATTGCACCCGGGCGCTACTCGCTGCGGGCTTTTCGTTAATGTTATTGCCATGTATTTGTGTTTCGTTCAAATTTAACGTCGAATTGTAAGCCTGTAAGCGCGGTAAGGTCATCGCCTATGCTATTCAGCAGCTCATCAGTAAAAACCATTTCAGTAATGCGCTTCGCCTGTAAGCCGTGTCGCTTTATGCTGTAAGCTGTTGCGTATGCTTGGCGCATGTCGCCACCTTTCCACCCTTGAATAGCTTTCGCCATTGTGGAGCTCACGCCAGCATAACGAAAGGAATAAGGCGAGCCGCTCATCTGAGGCCTGCGATACGTGTAGCCCTCTTTTGTAGGCAAGGCATTGACACCCTCATCAACAAAATTATAGTAGCTATCGGCTTGGATTTGAAAAGACAATACGCCCGTCGGGAAGTAGGCAACCGATTGAGCGAGCGCACCTGAGTTGCTTGCTTTGGCTAGTATGGCCTCGCGCAGCTGTTGCGTTACGTTATTGGCGATTCCGAGTATCAGGGCTTCATACTCACTTTGTGGAGCTGCGTTGCCTGTTATACCTAAATCGCTAAGATTGACCATTTATTATAGTGCTGCGCTGTTGTTTGACACGTAGGTAGTTTTGCCAAAAAAGGAACTTTTGGTAAGGCATGGCGCCGATTTCTGCGACGGGTATATTCAGTTCTTGCGCCACCAAGACAAACGCAGTCGTGAAATGATACCACGCATCTTCGTTGCCCTTTGCCTCTTCTTTAGGAGCTTCTCCGTCGTCTTCGCTGCTATCCTCATTCTCGCTATCTGAATCCCCGAAATAGCGAGCTTCCAACTTTCGTAATTCGACAAAAAAAAATTGTAGAAATTCCAAAATTCCTTGCCATCGAAATGCTCCGCAAATAGCTTCTCACGCCTTTCGTTTGGATTTATGACCTGTTGGTGCACATCCTCTTGGTGGTAGCTCATGCCTTGCTCAACGTACATGATAGCGACTAGCCGCTCAGGGTGTGCATACAGGCTTTCAATATCGAGTAGCTTCGCGTCAATGATTTGACCCGTTGACCATGCGCCAAAGTTGGGTGTAAACTTGAACTTTTGGCCTTTGACCTCGATTAACTCGCGCGGCTCTTTGTATTTGTAGGTCGATAGGAGCGAAATATAATGATCCGAAATTTGCAGCACGTCGTCAACGTCAATGCGCCGCGCTTGGTTCATTGGTATTTCAAGCATGATTGCAACAACTTGGGTGCGAAATTCTAGGTTTTGCAGCAATGCCGTAAACTTTCGGTCATCGAATCCCTCAAGCAATTTGAGCCACATCGCGACTTGTCCGATTTTGATTTGAGAAATGCTGGTTTTAAATTGGTGTGTCATGCAAATACGTATTTGGCACGGTTCTTTCGTTGGCTAAGATACCAATATCGAATCGCATCTATCATGTGGTTGTTAAAATCAATCGGTGAATTTAGCGCGTTACCCTCTTTGTCTTGGGCCCATGTGTACCCTCGCAGCTCTTTAATCAGATTAGTGCTTTGTGCGGTTACTTGAAAGCGCTCACTTTGTATCTTTTGGATTCCGTAAAGGATTGAATCAGGTCCTTTGGTTGCGGGTTGCAGTCCTCTCATGCCCATTCGTTGCAGCTCGGCGATGCTTTTCGGGTCGGCGCTATCAGCGTAGCCCACAGCGTTGGCACTCATGGTATCTTTGACGCGGTTGTAAATGTCATTGTTAAGTAGCCCTGTGCTATAAATGACCTCGTGCCAAATCTTAATGCCGTTTAGCTCCCAAATCTGCCCGAGTGCGGTAGGGTCATTGGTAAAACCAAAGTCAAGGCCATAGCCTAAAAACTTAGCATCTTTCGGAAGCTCGGGTATTATATTGTAATTGTCAAATACAACTCCCTGCAACATTCCGATTTGCCCTTCGCCGTAAACTTTCCACCAATTTTCCCAATACTTTGAGGTCTTTGCCTTTTCCTTTTTGATTAGCATATCCTCTAAGGTCTCGGAAGGCAGCGCCTCATTGTCTAGGTAGGTAAGTAAGAGAAATTCGCTGTTTGGCTCGGGCAATACCTCCGTGTGCGCCCAAAATTCATTGTTTGGATTGAAGTCGATGTACGTCTCTTTAGAGCGAATCATGAGCGCGTCAGCAATGATAAAGGGAATGTGATTTGCTTCGTTAAGGAATAATATTTCGCGCTTACCTGCTGCCTTTGCTTTACCCTCTGTGTCGAATGCTTTAAACTGAATACGTGAGCCGTTGCCAAATTTATACTCCATCGGGTTGGCTATCCATTGCGCGTCAATCCATCGGCCCGTATCAAACATAACTTGTTTGAAAATATCGACGGCTCCATCTCGCACCGCGGGAATGGTCTCGGCAACAACGGTTATTTTTAAGCGGGGTGTTTTGAGCGCTCGGTCGATAAGAATAGGAATGACCGCGTAAGTCTTTCCCGCTGATGTGCCGCCTTGAATGACCCGCTTACGGGCTTTCATTGCAAGAATCTTATTGATTGCCGTTGTCCTCTTGAACATCTGGGAATAGTGGTACTTCTACGTTTGTATTTATGTTTTCGGAACGCTCAGCTAATTGATTCACACGCGCCACAATGTTGCCGTTATATTGGCCAATCATCGCGCCTTCGATTTGCTCGCCTCGAATTTGCATCCTTATATATGTTACAACTTCGTAAAAATCTGCGTAAGCGTCGCCATTTCGCTGCTCCATATAATTGCAAATCGAAATGCCAAGCGTATGGCAATAGGTCTCAAATCCCTCTAAGGTAAGCGGTTTTTCATGAGGAACTTGAACCAACTTACCTAAACTAGCGGTATAAATCAATTTAGGGTTTTGCTTGCAATATAACTTGTAGTCCAAAAACAATTTCCAAAGGTCCTCAGCGTGTTTGATTTGTCGAGGTCTTCCCTGTGCTTTGTTTCCAACAAGCCATTGAAAGCTGCTAGGCTCTTCTTTTTTTGCAACGGGTTTTCTTGCAGGCTTTTTAACCGCTCTTACTTTACTCGCTGGCTTGGTCGTTGCCTTCGCTTTCGTTGTTGTTTGCGCTTTGGCCATCCGTCAAGATTTTGATTAACTCATCTTTTTTCGCGTCTTTCGCTAACTCAATCCCAAGCTCTTTTGCTTTTGCATTTGCAAGGCTTTTGAGCTTCATGAAATTCATGCCATCAAACTCGGTTTGCACGATCATGGTTTCAGCTTTTTTCTTGGCAGCTTTTTTTGTTTTTGTAGCCGCATTGACACGGTGCATTGCTTGAATAACACAGGTGCCGCAGTCGATGTTGAGTGTTGAGCCCGTGAGTGCTTTGTAATGGATTGCCAGCTCTTGTTTGAGAGGCCGAGACATATTGGCGCTGCCAAACTTGCGGAAAAATTCGAGCTTTTCGAGTAGCTCAGGCGATAGGGAAATAGTTACTTTCATGGTTAAATGTACTTTTTTAGTTTTACTTCAAGATTTGTGCCTCTGATTTTACGACGCAAGGCTCTGTCGTTTTTTAGCTCAATTATTAGGATTGCCCCAATTGATGACATGATACGGTCTTGGTCGGTTATACGGCGATTTCGTCGCATCAACACGCGAAGCCCTTTAATTATTAAACGAAGTCTCTTCATAAATCAAGTATAATGCAGCGCCAAAATAGGCGGCGAATGCGTTAAAAAATATCATTTCGTTGGCGTCAATAAAAAGATAATAGCAAAGATAGTAAATCACGGCCATCCAAAACGAAAGGCAAGGCAAGCAGGAAAACGGCTTAAAATTCAGCTTCCCTGTTGTCCTTACCCAATTGAATATCGGTAGCGCCGCTCCGATTGCTGCAAAAATCCCTAAAATCATTCCTAAATTGCTTTATAGCATTGCACACAATGTCGTGCCTGATGCCTGTTAAACGTTCAATTTCGCGATAACTCATTGATTGAAAGACAAGTTTAGCGATTTCTTTGCAAAAAAACTCGTTTTCGCTTTCGCTTTCTTGGTCAAAGTATTCGTCAATCAATCGGCCGTACTTGCTTTCTTGGTATTTTTCATCGATTTTATCGTAATCAATTGAGTCAATGTCGAGGTGATAGTTGGCGTATTGCTTATTGAACGCGCTATCTTTCCAATTGTATTGCTGATAAGCCCAGCGAGCAAATGTCGCAGGCAGGGATTGCGGCACTATGCCTTTGTCATGTAGTAAAATATAGACGAAAGCTACAAGGTCGCGGTGAATATCTCGGTCGCTTGTTATCTTCCGAGCTATCGTATACGCCTCCCTGTTCCAAAATTCCACACTCAAAGGTAAATAAAAAAGCCAACTGATTGAGTTGGCTTTTAGATTGTTAGTTTTTGAATATGGTTAATCGAATAGACCTGCCCAATATAGCAATGATATGTAGATAGCCATTGCGGCTACTCTGTAAAAAATGTTATATTCTTCATTCTTTGGCTTTCCATGCATGTGCGCTTCGATTAGCAGCCCTGTTGACCACAGGATAATCAAAATAATTAAAGGTGTTTTCATGTTAGTCTTGTTTAGTGTTACTACTTTGCGGCTCACTCGCCTCGATTATTTCTTTCGCTTTCTCAAAGCTAATTTTGCCTATCAGGACATCGCACACGCTTATTGTCAGCTCATGCGTTAAGATGTCCCATTCAATTATGAAGTTATCTGCTTCGTAATTGACTAGGAAATACGGGTAGCCGTGAGCCTCATTAAATACGTCATCTCTTGACTTTGGCGCTTGACGCCTAAAGCCCGCTTCAATTACTTGGTTGTAAGTTGGGGTGAAAGTATCAGCTTGAAAACCGCGATTGAACCTCAATCCATCCATTCCGCACAACTTTTCATGGCAGTCTTTGCTTTTTGCTTTGCTTTGCTCTTCAAATATTTGACTTGCTTTTTTTCCTTCTTGTGATTCTGTTGAATTACGCATTTTGTTGTTGTTTTTAGGTTATTTATTCTTTTTCATGTACTCATCAATCAACCCCATTGTTTGCGCGCTGATAGTACCCTCACCTGTAAGGAATCGGCCAATGGCTTGCATATTGGTGTAGCCAAATGAGCTGCAAATTATCCACGGGGTTGTTTGCTTTTGTAAGCAATAGCGCTCCACTTTTTTGGCGAATCGCTTTTCGAGTTTTGTTTGGGTCATTCCTCAATTGTTTGTTCACTTTGGAAATAGTCCAAAATTTTGGTTTCTACTATGGATTTGATTTCGGGGTGAAAATCATCCCATCGCTCGTTTTTGGAAATCAAAACTTGTTTTGCCTCATCCATATCCGAAGCAATTACCAATACTTTTTCTTTGATTAAAGCATCTTCAGCGGATAAGAATTCTTGCTTCACTAGGAAAAATTTATCGTAGCTGGCTTGTATTTGACCAACAATTGAATCAACCGAAAGCCTATCCATCTTAATAATCGTGAACTCTCCACGAATGCGCTCCCCTAAATGGGTGTAAACGTTAGCCTCGCAGTCAATGAATGTGTGGCCATCGAATAAATATTGTTCAACAACGCGCTTAAATGTGCCGTTATCAAATTGCTTGGTGTAGCTTACTTTGGTTAAAAATGTTTGTTTCATTTTACTTATTTATTTCTTTGTTAATAATTTCTACTATTGTCCACGCGGTGAATGTAATGCCTGTAAGCAGCCAAATCCAATGACGCGCACCCCAATGCCATGTAGAGGAATGGTGGTCATCTACTCCGTATTGACATCCTATGTATTCATTCGATTTGTACTCATGATAAATCACATGGCCGCCTTTGCATCTCCAGTCTCCAAAAAGCTCGTGATTTGATTCCGCAACGAATGACGCAAAAAACATCATTACGAAAATTGCGAAAATCTTTATTTTGTTTTTCATTTTGGTAGTTTTTGTATTGCTTCTTTTGCTTCTTTTAATAATTCATTAGCTTTATCAAATCCAATGATTTCTATTACTTTACCGATAAATAATTGCTTTTCTAACTTTTCGGCCTTAAGCCAGTCAGTAAGTATTTTTATATCGTTTTTTAAACGTGAATCGGTTATGTCTCGCAGCTCTTTATACATCCTTCCCTTATACACATCTTGTATTACTTTCCATCGTATAAACTCGCGTATGGTCAGCCAATAATCAGGATTGTTTGTGTTTGTGAAAAATTGAGCGGATTTAAATTCGCGCAGTAAATGCTCTTTTGGAAGCGCCAGCTTTCCGCGCTTACCGTTAATATCAATGCTTACCGTTATATGGTCTTTCATAACTCAATAATTTGGTTTTTATCAGCGCAAATGGCGGGAATCCCAAAAGCCTTTTCAGCGTCCTGAATGAAGCGTTTTTCATCCGTATACCCATCGCTAAGGTGAATTAAAATGATTTGTTTGCACTCGCTTAAATCGAGTGTTTTTAGGGTTAATAAAGCCGTTTGAAAACTCATGTGTGAGCGAAAGCGGCGCTTGTTTACAAAGTCATCGGCCTTGCCTTTGATGAGCTCCTCGCAATAGTTTGCTTCAATCATTACGCAGGTTAGCTTGAAAGATGACAAATCAAATTGCAGTTTGTAGTTGTCGGTAATGAAAAGAACGCGGTCAATAATGAAGTTAAGCGGCTCTTTTGCGTCGTGATTGGCTTTGAATGAACCAACAAGAAAACCGAAAACCTCCCTTAAATAGCCTTGATTTAAACGGCCTATCCTATCCTCTGGACCAACCTTAAGCGCATCGTAAGTACCTGTGCTTGCATACATTGGTATTCCTGCGCCTACTGCTTGCCTCCATGCTTTCGAGTGGTCTTGTCACTGGTGCTCGTGAGACACGAGCACTGCTTTTATTTTTAAGAGGTTAAAATTTACTGCCTTTTGTATCTCGGAGAACTTTACACCGCACTCAACTAAGAGCGCGGTGTTGTTCTTCTCAATAATGTAGGCGTTGCCCTTGCTTCCGGATGAAATAATGTTGATTTTCATTACTCAGGGAAGTCCATAGGTTCAACACTCGGGCGCGCACTTGTCAAAGGCGTTGCAGGCGCTTCTCCGATTTCAAATACAATCGGTTGGCTTGCTGTGTCCTCAACAATTTCATGATTAATGTCAATCGTTGGCGCTTCGTCGTTTTCCTCATCGTAACCGCCCACCAAGATAACATCGGTAGAGCTATTGATAGGGGTTTTGCAAGCGCGGTTAATGACCGTCTTTTTTGCCATTTCCTGCGTGAAATTCTTGTGAGCTGGTGAATTTCCCTTTGGCACGCCTTGGTTCCATGCTGTGCGGATTTCGTCCATGCTCATGATAGTCGCATCGGTTGAGCTATCTTTGTAAATCACAATTGCGTAAGCCGCGATAATCTTATCGTTAGCAATGTTGCCGAGTTTCTGATCGTGCTTGTAAATTACTTGGCGTCCCGTTTTCACGTCGATGCCGTACTCAAACAAATCATTTTGGTAAACGACAACCGCGTTTACTTCTTTGACCTCAGCTACTCGCTTAGCTAAAGCGATTGACCCCTGATAGCTACGAATCCAAGTTAGCTCTTTATCGTAAGGAATAAAATACCCTTGCTTTTTAAGCACGCTTAGACCCTCGACAACCATTTTTAAAAGCGCCTGTGCGACGCTTGTCTTTGAGCAATACTGCAAAGCATTACTTCCGTCTTTGGTTTTCAACTCATTCAAGACTAGCATTGCGCCTTTTAGCGCGTTCTCTGGTGAGTAGTCTTTTGGAATTCTTAGCTCGCCTGATTTCTCAAAGGCTTGCACTTTTTGGAGCACCTGTGTAGTGATGTCCTTTTCTGCCACTGCTGGCTGCGTTGTTGTGTTCATTGTATATGAATTTAATTGGTTACAAAAGATGCTCGTCTTTCCGAGCTGTCATGTTGACTTCTACCATAAGCTACTAATCTCGACACGCGAGGGGGAATCGAACCCCATTTACTTACCAAATCTCAACAACCGAGCAGAATCGAACTGCATTAGTAGTCAGGACGGGAACTACCCCCGCATGAGCTTCATTTTGCCTTAACCTGTGCTCATCAACAAGGACGAATAGGTGAAGCTCTTAGGTATTAGCGTCTCTTATATTTCCGCCACCTGACTAAAATTTTAACAAATATAAGTATTTATAGTGGATTATTCTATTTTTCTAACGCACAACTCCACTTTTTCACCATCACTTAGCATATCAATTAAGTATTGCAAAACATCCTTTGCCTTACAATAATCTTCAGCGCTTATTTTTTTCATGCTCTCAGTCTCAAAACGCTGCGTAAAGTGCGTGATTCCTCTTTCGTTGTCTAGGTATTCAGTTTGTATTTTCATTTTACTAGGTTATAATTGTCTGATGTGTCGAGGTATTTCTCCCAATCCTCACGGGTGTAATTTCGCATCTTTTCAAATTCATCCTTAGGCAGTCGGTTAGTTCGGTACTTTTCCACTCCTGACGCGTACTTTAAGCGGATAGTGTAACAGCTTCGCCAATGGTCGGATTTGACGTGTAGTTCGTATTTCATGGCTACACAATTACAGTCAATTCACTAAACGCCTTGTCAACTTGCAAGCTAATTACTTGGCAGTCCGTTTCGATTATCTCAACAATGCTTTCGCGTGCGTCAATGAATACAGGCGCAAACATGCCGAAATGGTAGTTAAGCGCATTGATTACGTCAAGACCAGCATTGATTTTCATGGCGGTGTTTAAATCGTTGTAAGGCGTTCCGTTTACCGTTGCCTCGCACGTTGGCGCCAAACCTCCGTTTATTTGCTCATCAAACATTTTCCACTTTACAATAGCAAACTTCGCGTTTACTCGGCTTTCAACTAGCTCAATGTGTGCTTTTTCGTATGCGTCAATTTGAAAGGCTACGCGCTCCAGGCTTGCGATTTGCTGGGCAAGTGCGCGCTTGTTTTCTGATAGCACATTAATGCGGGTGTTAATCTCGGTAATGTGGCCTAGCTTGACCAACGATGCCTCGACCTCTTTGATTTGCTCATCTAGTTGCTCGCGCTCTTGCTTCAATGCGTTGTTACAAACCGCCTCAGGTGTGTAAGGCTTGTGGTTGTCGATGGCGTTTTTCAATGCAACCATGTCAGGCGTGTCGCTTGGCTCTTGCTCGACTATAAATGAGGTCTGTACTTCTTTGAGGTAGGTTTCTTTTGCGGTTAGTTGTGCCGCAAGGTCAGCTTGTTTTTTTGTGCAAGCATCAAGCACTGCGACACACTCAGTCATCTTGACTTTAACATCCTGCGCCTCGGCAACTATTTGTTTTATCGCGTTGGCTTTAGCTAGGTTATATTTCTCGAGTTGCTCTTGCTCGTTACTTTCCATAGGACGCTGGCAGCATGGGCAGTTTTCAGCCACAAAAGTAAATTCCTTAGCTTTCTCGGCTTCGTATGTTTTTTTCAGCTTAGCGTGCAACTCCGTAAGCACTCGAAAATTCGCCTCGTTTTGATTCTGAGCGCTGCCGTTTTCGCTTAGTGCAAATTCAATCTTTTGGATTTCTAGGCGCAGCTCCGCTTTGCGTTTTTCATACGCCTGTGCGCGGTCGTTGTGGTCTTTGAGTAAGTCGCGTTTCGCTTTTGTGTACTCATCTTGCCATTTGTAAAGCTGGTTGTTGCTATCAATAACCTTTTGTTGTTCGGCTTTGTTTTGCTCGGCGATGCTTTCAAGCTGTGTGTTGATTTGCTCTTTAGCTGCGTTTAGCTCGGCTTTCTTGGCGTTTAGCTCGGTAGCATCCAAATCGGTTACGGTCATGCTTGTAAGCTCCTCAATCTTTGGCGCAATGCCGTCTAGTTGCTCCTTCAATCTTTTGCGTTCCGATGCAATGCGCGTTTTTTCGTCTGTAAGCGACTTTCTTGCCTCGAGTAAAGCAAGTAGTTCGTTTGCGGATTTAAATTCGTCAGGCGCAAAATTTAGCACGTCTTCGGGCGTTGTATCACCTGCAATGGAAGTTAAAATCTCGCGGCGCTCCTGCCATTTCATTTTTTCATTGAAATAAAGCGGCGAGCTGATGACCTTTGCAATAGTGTCGGAAATCATGCCTTTGACGTAGGTGTCAAACTCTGCCTTGCTCTTTGGTATTTGGTCAATGAAATACTCGGTTATATGGCCTGTAAGCTCTTCATGCTCGTTACCGCGCTTCTTTTGCCATTTCTCTTTGTAACGGCGCTCAAGTTCGATTACTTGACCGTCTAGGATAAACACACCACGCACGCTTGCAACTAGGTTGTGAATCACTTTGCCGTTTTCATCTAGGCGCTTGATGCTGAAATCCTGCTGGTCATGCGAGTTCTTGCCGTAAAGCAACCACGTGTAAGCGTCAAAAATGGTCGATTTACCTACGCCGTTGGTGCCAGCAATGGTTGTTTGTTGTGCAAAATCAATCTCTAAATCATTGATTTTCTTAAAGTCGCGGATGTGCAACTTGCTTAAAAATAGATATTTCATTGTTGTTGTATATTGGTTTTGGGTGTAAATATAGGTATAATTATTTATAGTTGGTTTATTTTTCAAATATAATTTTCATGCCCATTTCATCTGCAATGTAAAATTCAATTTTAGCGCCTTTGGAGGTTTCCCAATTTTTTAGCATAAATATTTCATCGCAAGTAACTAGCGCGGCAATGCACTCGCGCATATAGCTTTCCCAACTTTTATCATGATTATGCGGCAATGCCATTGGGTTTACAACCACTCGGCCGTTATCCTTTAAAAAGTCTTCAATAATGCTAAACGTGTGTCTTCTTTCTTTTAAATCAAACCCTGTTATCGGGCCTGCAATGTAAATTTTTGTTTTCATAGTTGTCTTTTAGTTCCATCATTTAATTATTTTAAATTCCTGTAATTTCCATCTTTGTCTATCATTACAACAGCAACAGGGCCTTGCGCTAGCTTTTCGTAAGCCTCTTGGCTTTCTGATGGGCCTATATCATCAGCATCAAACTCAAGTGTGATACCTGTTATTATTCCGTCTTTTCCTAGCTCAAACTGAGGTAGCTTTTTATTTTTCACCATCTCATCCCATTTTTACAAGCGTGCTTAATCGCTTCGTGCGCTAAATAGTGCTTTTTCATTTTATTTCCTCAACTTTAAATTTTCCTAGCTGATATTGTCCTGAGTTCAGCAAAACGGATTTTTGCCAATAAGCTAAAGACCTCGATACAAAAAGCCATTCTTGCACGGTCTTTTTTCCTACTTGATAGATTAGTTTAAACTTCATTTTTTCGTGTTTTAGATTTCTATATTTTGGTATTTGATTTGATTTTCAAAGTCTTGTATTCTTTGTTTTAGCTCCATGTTTTGGCGCGTTAAAATCATGTTTTCGCGGCCCAGCATTCTGGCTTCATGCTCTAGTTCATGAAAGATTACATTTGCCTGAGCTAGTTTTGCCTCTGTGTCTTTACTACCCTCAATGTATTTCACAGCTGTTGGCCTGTTCTTTTCTATGTCCTCACGGGTCAAGCGCAAGCGGTGCAAAATCGTTTGAATATTTGAGCGGGCGATAAGTATTTTTAAATTCAAGTCCATGTTAAAAAGGCATATTGTTTTCCATTCGACGTAATTTTTCTGATGTTGAAAGCATTTCGCTTTGTATTGGTATTTGTTGCTGTACTTCCTGTGGCCTAAATGCCTTTAATGGGTCTACTGCCATGACCTCAAAACCTAATCCTTTATTGAAATCAAAGACAACAGGGCTTTCTAGTTCGGTGTGCTTGCCTCCCGTCTCCATGTCCTTGACTTTTTCAACCATTACCCAAGTATTGTATTTATGTTCAGGGTGTTTAACAAGTCGGTGTATCACGATCATATCATCACAGCGATTCAAAAAGGCCTTGCCACCCTCAATTCCATCCTTTAAGGGGGCTTTCAAATGTCCTTTCAACTCACCTTCTGCATACAGGTTACTGCTTCGGCCACTTTCAGTATTTGGGTGGGTATTTATGTAAATTGTCATGCCTGTTTGATTTGCAAACTGACGTGCTTTATTCATGAAGTCGTAATTGCCCGAGTATGACATCTCCCTGTGCAAACCTGTGAATGGGTCGATTAGCCCGACATTGGCACCGCTTTCCTTAAACAACTCTAAAATCTGCTCAGGCTTGTACATATTTGCGTTGTCAATGAACACAAAATACTGTTCCAAATATCCAACGTCGGCCATGATTTGCGAATGGCTCAATTTATGGAAATGCTTACCTCTGTACATTTGTACCATGTCGCGCAGGATTTGCCCTTTGTGGTTTTCACCTGACCAAATACAAAACGTAAGACCGTGCTTTAATGCCAGCGTAAGAAAGTACCAATTAATCCAATAAGACTTACCTACGTTGTCATGGCCTAGAATGATATTGAGTTGCTTTGGCTTGAATTTTAAATACTCATCTAATTGGCATCCTATGCCAAGACCTTGCTTTATTTTGCCATCTCGGACATCTAGCAAGTATTGCAGGGAATCACCTTGTTTTAGAAGCATTGGCGTAAGCTCTTAAATGTTTTACAATAGCATCGCTTTCCGTTACGATAGTTCGGTCGGCATACTTGTCCAAAGTTTCAGACCTACTGAAAAATTCAGGGGTGCAATATTGGTAATTATTCTCTATGTGGTATTTTACGTTTTTGCAATTCTTGATAGCCTCAAAAATATCTTCTTTCCTGTAGCCTTCCTTTAGTCGCGCCTTGTATGATTTTTTAACCTTATCAGTAATCACTTTGAATTTTCGTCCAAAAGTTTCATTTACAAAATCAAGCAACGCTTGATAGTTAATATTATTATCTATTACACTATCATTATCATTATCATTTACAGCTATACTTGCTATCGTTTGTATGCCTTTGCTAGCATTTGCTATTTCTTGCCATCTTTTGCTAGCCCCCGCCTTACCTGCTTCACTTCGTTTTACCTTGACTTCATTAAACTTCACAAGGTCGCGCTTAAGTTGCTGTTTAATAGGTTCAAAAGCAATCTCAACTAAAGGATTTTCAGTGGTTGGATTTTGGTCGTTTACGTATCTCAGCAAGTGCTTTAGCAATTGCCCTGCATCCGTATCAGATAGCTTTTCTACCGTGTGAATCGCATCACTGTATAGGATAAATGATTTTGTGTCTTTTGCCATTTTACTGCCTTAAAATAAAAAAAGCCCCTTTGGCGTTCGCGAGGCAGCGTTACTAACCAAAAGAGCTTAAATAATGTTTTCCATGAGCCTGCCTGCTCAGGTACAAATATACAAATAATCTAAATCACACTCCTAACAAGCTCACATTTTCTGCCGTCGATTAAAGCGATTAGGTTTTCACGCTCGGCTGGGTTTGCAAAAATCTGCTTAAACTCAAATTCTAAACCCTTGGTGTCATGAATGATTATCTTTCGGTTGGCCTCTACACCTTCGAGTAACTCCGAACGTAGCTTAGACAGCGCCCTGTCGAGGCTAGGTGTATTATAGAACTCTAGTGTAATGTAGGCGCGGCGGATTTTTGGGGGTTGTTTGCGGCTCATAATTCATCTTTTGGTGTTGGTCGTAAATCATATGCGATGCAAATCAAACCTAAAAATGTTATATCAGAAATAACAAATGGGGTATTTAATCTCATTACTATTTCGTCGGTAACTGGTAATTTACATTTGTTATTCTTCAAATATTCTTCTAAATATTTTCTTGCTTTTTCTGGTTTCATAGCTTTTCAATTTCTTTTTTAACTTGTAAATAATGATTTCTTAAGGATATGCAATCCACGACAAATTTGATTCTATTTAGCGTTTCTAGTTTTTGGTCAATTGCAATAAGCGCGCAATGCTTAGCCTGTATACTGCATTGTATCTCTTCGGTGTATTCTTGGCAAATAATGTAATACTTTCCAAATAATTTTTTTGCTTCTTTTTCTGCGCTCATAACTTCACTTTTAAAATAAGTACTGTTTGTTTTTTGTCTTTGTAACGCGTGCCGACTACGTGAACAAACTCACGATCATTCTTTGCGTTACGGCTGCGACTTATGTAATGCAGCTCATCGAAATGCTCCAGCGTAAGCCCTTCAATCATGTCGACGCGTTCACCTGCTAAATAGCCGTGCAGTTCGTAGTTATCCGCTTTGAACCATTTGGGCCCGTAAGTAAATTGCGCATCAACAATGCGGTAAGGTTCGAGGCGCTCGGCGCGTTTTCTAACGATGTGCTCTAACATGATGCGAGTTTTATGATGAGTAGTGTTGCAAGTAGCAGGATGCTGCCCCAAAATGTAAGGCGGTGGCGTTCTATTGGTTTCATTTGTTCCTGAATTTAAAATAAGTTTCGCAGCCCCAAACTTTTTTACCATTGCTTACAGGCCACACTTTGTGCTCAATAGAGCGTTTTCTAATGTACACGGTAAATCTGTAATAATTTTGCCATTGCTTTTTGAATTTCTTTTTTAGCTTGCGAGGGATTCTATTTTTCATGGCTTTAGTGTTAGTTCTTTACCGGTTAGCGCAAAATAGAAGTTTTGTAATTGGTGTACGTATTCTAACGGGGTGTCATTCATGGGTTGACATTTATACCACCACCCGTGATTTGTGTTGAATGTGAGTACATCAAAATGATAAACCCTAAATTCTATCCCATCACCACCAATTTTTGCCTCACAGCTAAACCCAAACTTCAACAGCCATGCTTCGGTTAGAGGGATTGGTTTTATGTGTTCAATTTCAAAGCCTCCAGACACTCCTTTAGCAGAACAAAGGCCACTCTTGTTGATTGCTTGTATTTCTAAATCACCTTGGAATAAACTATGTTTAAAATAGTTCCCTATTCTCAATTCTCTTGCTTTCATTGCTTCCCGAATTTATCATTATAAACGTGCTCCATGTACTTGTCAAATGACTTGCCTAGCTGGTAGCTTTTCTTGTGGTAAACCTGATAATCAATTGCGCTCGCATCAATTACAGGCGGTGTGTTGGTTGATTGTAGGTAAACAAGGAATGCAAGCCCTAGCGCCATGATTAGGCCTCCTGCGATGGTTTCTTGGGTTGTTGTTATTTTTGACATATTGAATAGATTAGAGTGATTATTACCATGATTATTAATGCGCCTGCACTCCATGCGGCAAGCATTTCTTTATCGTCTTGTTTGCTCATAGTTCGTTTATTACTTGGTTTAAACTTCTAAGATACTGCGTTTTTTGTCGCTGCCAATCGCGAACCTCGTCTTTCATGCGCTCGCGAAACAGCAAAGGCAAAGCGTTGATTTTACTTAGCTCATTGTCGCAGATTTCGACTTGGCGAATTAAGTAGCTGGCCGAATCAATTAGCGGCTTTACGCGGTCTATTGATGGCAGTTGCTCCATTCTTTCCTGCGTGTAGATTGAAAGCTCTTTGAGCTCGTTCCACATGGTGTTGGCGTTAATCATGTTTTTGGTTTTACATTTATGTTTTAAACTTGGGTGCGGCTGCCTGCTAGTGTAAATGGTTTCGTAATTACACTCTTTGCATTTCCAATAGTGAGTAAACCATCCCATTACGAAAATAGATTAATAAGGTGGTAAGTATTTTTACAAATTTGAGCTTTTGCCTTTTGACTTCTTTCAGTTCTTTGCTCAATCATTTCAGAAATCAATTTTTGCTCTTCAATAATTGCTTGCTCTACAGCTTCGATTGCGTCAACTCCCGAAATGATTAAGTCGATAGCTTTTTCTTCAATTGATTTTGTTAATGTTGTTGTTGTCATCTTGTTGGTTTTTAGCGTTGTTGTGTCTCTTTGACCTCACAAATGTACTATAAATATTTATAGTTGCAAATATTTATTTAAAAAAAGTGAAAATATTTTTTGTCGTGTGGTTTATTTGACTTGTATGAACGCAAAAAAGGCACCCTCGTTTGGGTGCCTTTCCTGCTAAAACCAATGCTATGCAATGAAGCGCGCCTGATGCTTTCACCTACCATGCGCGCTCATATACAACAACAGGTTAAATTTACTCAAATTCATTGATTAAACAATAGCTCACCTTTTTTTGTGGCTTACACATGGTTATAATGCGCTTATATGTGTTTACGTCGTTGACTACTTGGCATCCAGCGCTCCATCCATTGATGGCTGTTCCGCTTGCTTTGCTTAAGTTGTAAGTGTTCGGATGGAAATTGATCCCAAAATAACCTTTTTGAAGGGTGCCTTGCTCCTCGCTATTATCGTCTTTGTCTGCATCTCGGTAAACCTCGACTTCAGCGCCGAGCTGGAGTAA